CTGCGCTCGAGTACTCGGCGGGTGGCGCGGGGCGCGGTGAGTCGCGGCGCGCTCGGGTGCGGCGCGCGGCTCGGCGGCTCGGCTCGGTGTCGCGGCGCGGCCGCGACGCGCCGCGAGTACTCCGCGAAGTTGTTCGCGAAATCTTTTCCGCGCGCGCTCGGCGGGCTTCGGTTGCGCGCGCCTCGCGCGAGTTGGTGGGGGAAGTGGGGTGGGGTACCCCCGCGGCTCAGATCTTTCGCGGAAACCGGCGAATGGAGCCCACGTGGACGCCCGCGGGTTTCGACGTTTTCCCTGCTCTGGCAGAATTGACCCCTGATGCCCGCCGTGGTGGCCCACGAGTACGCCGAGGTGGCCGTCGCCGACCTGGAGGAGCACCCCGAGAACCCGCGGCGCGGCGACGTCGAGGCGATCGTGATCTCCATACGGGCCAACGGGTTTTTCGCCCCGCTGGTGGTCCAGCGATCGAGGAACCGGGTCCTGGCCGGCAACCACCGCCTCCAGGCCGCCCGCCAGCTCGGCCTCGAACGGCTGCCGGCGCTGGTGGTCGACGTCGACGACACCGTGGCCCGCCGCATCCTGCTGGCCGACAACCGGGCGGCCGACAACGCCGACTGGGACACCAAGGCGCTGTACGCCCTCCTCCAGGAGATGTCGATCGACACCGGGGGCCTGGAGGGCTCGCTGTTCGACCAGGTCGACCTGGCCAAGCTGGCCGAGCACTGGGCGGCCAAGGGCGACCCCGACGACGTCCCCGAACCGCCGAAGGTGGCGCTCACCCAGCCCGGCGACCTGTGGCTGCTGGGCAACCATCGACTGCTCTGCGGCGACTCCACCTCGAGCACCGACGTCGACCGCCTCATGGCCGGCGAGAAGGCGAAGCTGATGGTGACCGACCCGCCGTACCTGGTCGACTACGACGGCACCAACCACCCCAACTCGTGGAACAACAAAGGGCGGCCGTCTTCGAACAAGACCTGGGACGCCTACAAGGACCCGAGCCGCGGCGAAGGAGTGGCGTTCTACAACAGCTTTCTCGCCCTGGCGCTCGCCCATATGGAGCCCAACGCCCCGGTTTACCAGTGGCACGCCGACCGCCGCCGGGAGCTCGTCGACCAGTCCTGGGCCAAGAACGGCCTGCTGTTCCACGCCCTGCTGGTGTGGGTCAAAAAGCAAGCAGTTCTAACGCATTCTGACTTCATGTGGGCCACCGAGTTCTGCGCCTACGGCTCGGCCGGCGACTACTGCGCCTACGGCTGGGGGCGGGGCCACCGCCCCGACCGCCGCCGGCGGCCGCCGCACGACCAGCCCAACGTGTGGCTCTCCGAGGACAGCGCCGAGCGCGCCGGGCGCCACCCGACCGAAAAGCCGGTGCGGTTGTGGGCCGACCCCTACAGCTGGCACCTGCGCTCGGGCGAGCTGGCGATCGAGCCGTTCTCCGGATCCGGCACCGGGATCGCGGCGGCCGAGGTGACCGGGAGGCGGTGCTACGCCATGGAGCGCGCTCCCGAGTTCGTGGACGTCGCCTGCCTGCGCTGGCAGCGCACGACGGGCAAGCTCCCGGTGCTCGAGGCGAGCGGGGCCGAGGTCGACTTCGAAAAGCCGCCCGAGGCCTCGGCCGGCTGATGGGACGCCGCGGCCCGCCACCCAAGCCCGCACCGCTGCGCCTGCTTGAGGGCAACCCGGGCAAGCGGCGCGTCCCGCCCGAGCCGACGCCCGAGCCGGGGCCGACCGACCCGCTCGAGCACCTGGCCGTCGATGCCCGCGCCGTGTGGGCCCGCCTCGCCCCCGAGCTCGAGGCGAAGAAGCTGCTCGCCCCGCGCTACGTCGACAACTTCGCCGACTTCTGCATCGCGGTAATTGCGGCCCAAAAATCGGCCACGCTCCTGCAGGCGGCCGGGCCGGTCATCACCAAGGACGGCAACCTGGTCTCCAACCCGGCGTCCCGAGAGTTCCGCCATTACGCCCGCCTGGTCCGGGACCTGGGCGCCGACTTCGGTATGAGCCCGGCGGCGCTGACGGCGATCGCCCGCGCCCAGCAGGCGGCCGAGCCCGACCCCGGCGCCGCCGCCCGCCTTCTCGGCTGACGAATTCGTGAATAGCGGGCCGCGGGTCTCGCCCCGCTCCACCGCCCCCGAGTGCGGGCACACCTTCGACGGCAAGACCTGCCGCCACCGCGGCGCCCACTACTGCGCGCCCCGGGCCGCCCACGTGGTCGCCTTCTTCGCCGAGCTGCTCGTCCATACCCAGGGCGAGTTCGCCCGGCGCCCGTTCACCCTGGCCCGCTGGCAGCGCCGGCGCGTGATCGAGCCGCTGTTCGGCACCGTGATCTGGGACCGGCGCCGGCGCCGCTACGTCCGCAAGTACCGCGAGCTCTACCTCCTGCTCCCCCGCAAGAACGGAAAAAGCGAGCTGCTGGCGGGCATTTGCCTGTACCTCCTCGTGGGCGAGGGCGAGCAGGGCGCCGAGATCTACGGGCTGGCCATGGACAAGGACCAGGCCGGCCACGTCTACCGCCGGGCCGCCCGCATGGTGGAGCTCTCGCCGACGCTGTCCAAGCGCCTCGAGGTGCTGCGCTCGACCGGACGCCTGGTCGACCCGTCGACGGCCAGCTTCATGGCCGTGGCTTCGGGTGACGCCTCCTCGAGCCTGGGCGCCACGCCGTCGGGCGCCTACATCGACGAGCTGCTGACCCAGCCGAGCCGGGAGCTCTACGACGCCATCCGCACCGGCTTCGGCACCCGCGCCCAACCGCTGCTGATGATGGCGACCACGGCCGAGTCCGACCCCACCGGCTTCGCCGCCGCCGAGCGCGAGGAGTCGCTGCTGACGCTGGCCGACCCGTCCCGCAACCCTGAACGTCTAGTGGTGATTTACCAGGCGGCCGCCGACGACGACTGGAGCAAAGCCTCAACCTGGCATAAAGCCTCGCCGGCGCTGGGCGACTTCCTGGACGTCAGCGTGCTGCGGGCCGAGTTCCGCCGCGCCCAGCTCAACCCGGTCGAGGAGCGGGCCTTCCGCCAGTTCCGCCTCAACCAGGCGGTGCGCGCCGTGGGCCGGGCCATCGACCTGCCGACCTGGGACCGCAGCGCCGGTATGGTCGTCGAGGAGGCCCTCATGGGCCGCAGGGCCCATGGGGGCTTGGACCTCGCCACCACCACCGACCTGGCCGCCCTGGCGTGGGACTTCCCCGACCCCGACGACCCCGAGGTCCACCAGGTCGTGTGGCGCCTGTTCTGCCCCGAGTCGGCGCTGCCGGGCTTCGACCGGGCGACGGCTGGGCGGGCCAGCCTGTGGGGGCGCCAGGGCTTCCTCGAGGTGACCGAGGGCAACGTCATCGACTACGACGTGATCCGCCGGCGGATCGGGGCCGACGCCGAGCGCTTCGACGTCGTCGACATCGCCTACGACCGCTGGGGCGCCACCCAGCTCGTCCTCGAGCTCATCGACGACGGCCTCGACATGGTGGCCATGGGCCAGGGCTTCGCCTCAATGTCGGCGCCCACAAAGGAACTTTTGCGCCTCATCGCCTCGGGGCGCTATCACCACGGGGGCAACCCGGCGGTGCGCTGGCAAGCCGAGCACGTGGTGACCCGCACCGACCCCGCCGGCAACCTGAAGGTCGACAAGGCCAAGTCTCAAGAGAAGGTCGACGGTATCGTGGCCGCGGTCATGGCTCTCGACCGCGCTATGCGTCACACTGGGGACCAGCGGCGCCGTTACGCTGCGGCGTCGTTCTGAGGAGGTCGACCATGGCCACGACCCGAGGGCGCAGCAACCCGGCCCGCTCCACCGCCGCCCGCCACACATCAGAGTACGGGTTGCGAGTGACCGGGACCTGGAGAGGGGCGAACTACGCCTACCCGCGCGGCGTGGGCCCCGACCGCGGCAAGCGCCCGAGCTACCCGCTGCGGCCCAAGCGCCGCGCCCAGTCCGCCCGCGCCTACGCCCGGCGCAGCGACACGGCCGGCAGCCTGAGCCACGTCGACAACGCCATCCGCCACATCTACGGGTCGGTTGGCGCCATCTACTCCGGCCGCGGCGGCACCCGTGGTCGCGCCACCGGTCGGGGAGCACCTGCCGCCCGCGGCCGCGCCACTGCCGCCCGCGGCCGGAGCAGCACCCGCACCACGGCCCGCTCCCGGGCCACCTACCACTCGAGGAGGAGCTAATGCCCCGTTACGGCTACTACGACAGCGAGGCCCAACCCAAGGAGCCCATCGACGAGCTCAGCAACGGCGGCCCGCTGGTCACCGCGCAAGACGAGCCCGACGAGGAAAAGGCGAGCAAGCACAAGGCAAAGGCCTAGTTTTGGGCAATCGCCGTCGGTCGGTCAAGGACGACTAAGTGGCCATCGTCCCCTTCGAGCTGCCGGCGCCGGCGGCCAACTATGACCCGCTCGAGTGGCTGGTCGACCTGGACGTGGCGCTCGAGCAACGCCAGCACGACCTGCAGCTCTACCAGGACTACTACGACGGCGAGCACCCGCTGCTGTTTGCCTCCGAGAAGTGGCGCCGCGCCTTTGGCGGCCTGTTCCACGAGTTCAGCGACAACTGGTGCGCCCTGGTGGTCGACGCCGTGGAGGAGCGCCTCGACGTCGAGGGCTTCCGCTTCGGCGACGACACCGGCGACGACGACGCCTGGGCCATCTGGCAGGCCAACGGCCTCGACGCCGACAGCCAGATCGCCCATACCGACGCCCTGATCCACGGCATCAGCTACGCCCTGGTGTGGGCCGACGAGGACGGCCAGCCCAAGGTCGACGTGGAGAGCCCGACGCAGGCGATCGTCGCCTACGACCCTGGGCGCCGGCGCACCCGCCTGGCGGGGTACAAGCGCTGGATGGCCGAGGGCGACATCGTCTACGCCACCTTGTACATGCCCGATTTCCTGTGGAAGTTCCAAGCAAAAGCGCCCGGCGGCTCCTTCCAGCCGGCGCCCCGCATCGGCGGCTGGGAAGCGCGAGAGGTCGACAACGAGCCCTGGCCCCTGCCCAACCCGCTGGGCGTGGTGCCGCTCGTCCCGCTGGTGAACCGACCCCGCCTGGTGCCCCACCGCGCCAGCCAGACCGAGGGCGTGAGCGAGCTCAGGCAGGTGATCCCGGTCCAGGACGCGGTGAACAAGCTCCTCCTCGACATGCTGGTGGCCTCCGAGTTCGGCGCCTTCCGCCAGCGCTGGGTCACGGGCATGGACATCCCCCGCGACCCCGAGACGGACGCCCCGGTGGAGCCGTTCAAGGCCGCCGTCGACCGCCTCTGGATGGCCGAGAACCCCGACGTCAAGTTCGGCGAGTTCGCCGCCACCGACCTCACCGCCTACGTGAAGTCGACCGAGATGCTCGTCCAGCACATCGCCAGCCAGACCCGCACGCCGCCCCATTACTTCTACCTGTCCGGTCAGTTCCCCTCGGGCGAGTCGATCAAGGCGGCTGAGACGGGCCTGGTGGCCAAAGCGAAAAGAAAGATGCGCCACTTTTCAGAGGCGTGGGAAGAGGTCATCCGCCTGTCGTTCCGAGTACTCGGCGACGACCGGGCCGACTACCGGGCGGCCGAAACCATCTGGGCCGACCCCGAGAGCCGCACCGAGGGCGAGCACGTCGACGCCACGCTCAAGAAGAAGGCGCTCGACGTCCCCATACAGCAGCTGTGGGAGGACCTCGGCTACTCGCCCCAGCAGATCTCCCGCTTCCGCGAGATGCTGGCCGAGCAAGCCTTCCTGGCCGCCCTGGCCCTACCTCCAGGCCCCGAGCAGCCCCCTGCGCCGCCGGTGCCGCCCGAGGTGCCCTGATGGCCCTGGTCGTCCCTCCCCAGGTCCAGACAGCCGCCTCCCGCCTCTACGCCCGCCAAGGGGCCGCTATCCGGCGGGGCCTGGAGAACGCCCTCGACGACGAGTGGGCCGACATCGACTGGGAGGACGACGACGACGAGGACGGCGAGCTGGCCGAGGTGTTCGCGGCCCGGGCGGCGCCGCTCAGCCGGGCGGCCCAGCGCGGCCTGGTGGGCGCGCTGGGCGGCTACCTGGCGGTGGTGGCCCGCATCCCCTACCGAGGCCTCGACGAGGACGAGGTGCTCGAGGACGACCCGAGCGCCTGGCGCACGCCGGCGTTCTCCATGTGGGCCGCGCTCGGCGCCGGCGTGGCCTTCGCCGAGGCCATCGCCCAGGCCCGCAACGACGTGGCGCGCAAGGCCGACACCGAGCTGGCCATCGCCCAGACCCGGGCCATGTCCGCCCTCACCGAGGGGACCGGGGTCCGCTACCACCGAGTACTCGCCGGCGACGGCTGCGAGTTCTGCGTGGCCCTGGCCGACGTCGAGGTCGCCTCGGGTGACGCCATGGAGATCCACCCGGGGTGCAACTGCTCGGTCGAACCGGTGCTGTGATTGGCGCCCAAGCGGGTCCACCTGCGCAAGGCCACTACGGGCCTCAGCTACTGCGGCCAACAGGGCGACCTGACCGACGACGTCGAGCTGGCCACCTGTCTCAACTGCCTGCGCTTCTGGCGGCTCGCCGAGCAGCGCCAGGCCCAAAAAGGAGGATGACCAGATGGGCCTCGAGGAGGACCTGAGGGCGGCCCAGGCCGCCCTGGCTGAGCGGGACACGGCCATCGCTGAAAAGGACGCCGCACTCAAGCAGCTGAACACCGACCTGGGTGCCCTGCGCCAGAAGCAACGGGGCCACGACGCCCTGGTGGCCCAGCTGCAGCAGGACAAGGACAACCAAGCCGCGGCCCTGTCCCAGGCCCGCATGGCCGGCGCCGACGAGGCCCGGGCGGCCATGAAGGCCGAGCAGGGAAAGGTGCTGGCCCTGGCCGAGCTGCGG